CATGACTAACGAGCTTGCTAAGGCAGGTGATAGTGATAAGACACAAATACTTGTCGAATGTACGTTAGAGGTAAAAAACGAGGCTGCTCATGGTATCGTTGCTGACTTAAATATGGCTCTTTAATAAGACTGCCCCTGATCTTCGGATTGGGGGCATTTACGAGGACTTATGGAATATAGACAACAGGTTGTACATGCGGACGGTGATGGCGGCATTATCATCGAGACTAAACAGGATGTTACTGAGATACTAGACAGTAACACCCATATCAGAGAGATAGACAAGGCAAGACAAGGAAATCTTAAAGAATTACATCACGTTGCTCGAATACCTTTTACGGTCATTGATGACTTGAACAAGAAAGGTATTATGAAAGGTTTTGTAATTGTTGATGATCCTGCCTTTGCTCGATGGCTCAATGATTCCGATAATGCACAATGGAAAGTCTATAGGGGTAACGTCTAATGGGTATTACAGTAGGTGTATGCGTTCCAGCTAGAGACGAGGTTCATACTGGCTTTGCGTTTGACTTTGCGAAGATGGTAGGACGAGATAGTAAGTTTCGGTGTGGAACAGGTGAGAACGGCTTAAAGTTATACACAATGGCAGGTACGTTGATATTCGATCAGCGTGAAAAGCTGGTTGAGGCTGCGTTAGCTGATGGTTGTGACTACATTCTGTTCATTGATTCAGATATGCGGTTCCCTAGCGATACGATAGAGATATTGTTAAGCAGAGAAGTGCCGATATGTGGAGTTAATGCAGTAACTAGACGCAAGCCTACGCTACCGACAGCATTGAATTTAGAGCTAGATAAAGACGAAAATGGCAAGATTATTAGCCACGCTTGGCATAAAATAGACTCTAAAGGTAAAGAAGGTATTGAGGCTTGTACGGCTGTAGGTGGTGGCGTAGTAATGATTCATAAAGATGTATTCGAGGCTACTAAGAAGCCTTGGTATGACGTAGGTTGGGGCAGCAAAGGCATTATTGGCGAAGATGTGCATTTCTGCATCAAGGCTTTAGATAGTGGATTCCAGACGTATGTAGATCACAGTCTGTCTATGCATATAGGTCACATTGGTACGTATGAGTATCGATGGGATGATGTAGAAGATGGTGCTGTAGAACGACACAATTCAGGGAAATAGTTATGACGGATTACAGTTCGTTAAAATCTACGATAGCGAGTTACTTAGGTCGTAGTGATCTGACTGCACAGATACCGGACTTTATCCAATTGGCTGAGGAACGGCTCCGTAGAGACATCAGAACGCGCCAGATGCTCATTGTGGCTCGTGCTAATACCACAGGAGGCGAGGAGACTATCGGCTTGCCTACGGACTTCCTAGAGATGCGTGACGTACATCTACGTACTACTCCTGCTTCGTCGATTACCTACCTTTCACCTAACTCATTTTATGCAATAGCTAGGACTACTGATTCAGGTAAGCCATTGAACTACACGATTCTGGCTTCAGAGATTCAGTTTGCTCCTATACCTGATGATGCCTACAGTATTCAGATGCTGTATTACGGCAAGCCACAGTATCTATCTGATACTAATATTGTTAACGTATTCCTAACTAATTATCCTGATGCTCTGCTGTATGCGGCATTGGGAGAAGCTGAACCATATTTGATGAATGATGCACGACTTCAGACATGGGCTGCTTTGTATGATCGTAGCATTACAGCAATTTCTACTGCCGACCAGAATGGTGAATACGGTGGTCAACCTATGTCAATGTCTGTGAGGTAAATCATGGCTGAAATTTCGAATTATTTGGAAAACGCATTAATTAACGGTACGTTACGTGCTACTAGCTACACAGCACCGACTACTACTTTCTTAGCTTTATATACCAATGATCCTACAGATGCCGATACTGGTACTGAGGTTACAGGTGGCTCGTATGTTCGTCAGTCTATTACGTTTAGTGCTCCGTCTGGTGGTGCTACGTCTAATAGCTCTGCGATTGAGTTTCCTCAATGCACGGCTGATTGGGGAGTTGTTACTCACGTTGGTATTCGTGACGCTGTAACGGCAGGTAATCTCTTGTATCACTCAGCATTAGATACGAGCAAGACTATTTCTAACGGTGATATCTTTAAGATTACTGCTACGAATCTTTCAGTAACTTTGGCATAAGGGGTAAATTATGTCTACTATCGTTACTCGTGCTGGCAAAGGTTCAGCCCTTAGTTATACCGAAGTTGATAATAACTTCACTAATCTTAATACGGACAAATACCAGTCTGGTGGTGCGTTAGGTACTCCGGCATCGGCTACTTTGACTAATGCTACAGGTCTGCCTATTGCTACTGGCGTAAGCGGTCTAGGTACTGGCGTTGCTACATTCTTGGCTACTCCATCGTCAGCTAACTTAGCTGCTGCATTAACGGATGAAACAGGATCAGGTGCTAACGTATTCGCTACGTCTCCTACTCTTGTAACTCCTGTATTGGGTACTCCTACATCGGGCAATCTAACAAACTGTACGGTTGATGGCACTAACCCTATTGGCTACCGTGATCTACCTGCTGTAGGCACTAAGACAAGCTCTTATACCCTAGCTGTAGGTGATGTAGGCAAGTATGTCCAAGTAGGAGCAAGTGGCTCTATAACGATTCCTGATGCGACATTTGCTGAAGGTGACATTATCGCTATTGCTAACAACACTAGCTCTGGCGTAACTATCACTTGCTCTATCACTACGGCTTATATTGCTGGAACTGATACGGATAAGGCTAGTGTTACTTTGGCTACTCGTGGTTTAGCTACGGTGGTATTTCTTAGCGGTACTGTTTGCATCATTTCAGGGAACGTGTCATGAGTGGAATTCTGGCGGCTCTTGCTGGCATTAAGACTGCTATAGCAACCGCAGTCGATGAATACTTTAATCGCGTCACTCTACTACTTAACACTAGCAGCACTAACGGAGCGCAGAACAATACGTTTTTAGATTCTAGCACCAACAACTTCACTATTACTAGAAATGGTAATACTACTCAAGGTACGTTTACGCCGTTTAGTCAGACGGGGTGGAGTAATTACTTTAATGGTAGCTCTACCATAAGTTTTGGGACAAGTTCCGCAACAAACATTCTTGCTTACGATACGTTTGAGTGTTGGGTCAATATGCCTGTTATTGGCACTAATGACTTAATTGCTGGTAGAGACGGTAATTTTTGGATGGGGTATAACTTTACTGGCATTGGTGGAACGGCGAACAAATTTGTTTTTTCTATTTGGACTGGTTCAAGTTGGCAAACCGTTAGCTCTACTACAACTCCAGTAGTCGGCGTTTGGTATCACCTACTCGGGGTAAAAGATAATACAACGATGCGGTTTTACGTAAATGGCGTACAAGAAAACACATCGACATTTTCAGGAACACCAGTAACAACAGGTACTTTTTATGTTGCGTCAAACAACAACATAGAAAATTTTGAAGGGTATATTTCAAACCTTCGTTTAATTACTGGCGCATCAAATACTGTATTCCCATATTCAGGATTGACTACAGGAGGTAGCTTTACGCCTCCAACATCAGCACTTACGGCGGTAACTGGAACGGCACTTCTTACTTGCCAGTCAAACCGTTTTGTTGACAACAGTAATAATAATTTACCTGCAACTATAACTAGTATTCCATCCGTCCAAGCCTTTAGCCCATTTGCTCCTACTGCCGCATATAGCGATAGCGTAGTAGGTGGTAGTGGGTATTTTGATGGTACGGGTGATTATTTAGCGACACCAAGCACTTCAGCTTTTAACTTTGGTACTGGCGCATTTACTATTGAATGTTGGATTTATCAAACAGCATTATCCGGTCAAACTCCGTGGTTCTTTGCTTCTGGAAGTAATGGGGCTGGTTTCGGATTCCAAAATACGTCCAATTGGGGTTTTGTCCAGACGGGTGTTGCATGGGCATTAACCACAACTACTTTACCAAATTTAAATGCTTGGAACCACGTTGTAGTTTGCAGAGCAAGCACAAGCTCAAATCAAGCAAGTTTATTTTTAAATGGTGTAAGAGTAGCTAACGGAACTATTTCTCAAACTATTTCATCTACTGGTGCATATTATTGTGGATATGATGGAACGCAAATTTATAACGGATATATATCTGGTTTGCGCGTAAATAATACTGATGTTTATGGTTATAGTAATACAACTATAACAGTACCTACAGCACCATTAACAGCGATTACTAACACATCACTCCTGCTCAACTACACCAACGCTGGCATCTACGACTCTGCTGCAAAGAATGTACTAGAGACTGTAGGCAATGCACAGGTAAGTACAACACAGGCTAAGTTTGGTACTACTAGCATGGCGTTTGATGGTACTGGTGATAATTTACTTGTTAAACGAAATAATTTTTTTGACTTTGGTACTGGTGATTTTACTGTTGAAGTATGGGTATATTTTAATTCTGTTGCTTCTATTCAAACCTTTGTAACAAACTATCAAAACTCATCAAATGGGTGGGGATTGCAGTGGCGTTCAGACACAGGCGCTTGGAATTTTTTTAATGGTGATACTGCATTAGTAACATACACAAATACTCCAAGTACAGGTACGTGGATACATGCTGCTGTAGCACGTTCTGGCACTTCACTAAAAATGTTTATAAATGGCACTCAAGTAGGAAGCGTAACAAATTCAACAAACATATCAGGAACAACAACCGATTTAACAGTTGGGTCTTTAGGTTCATCCCAATATTTTAATGGCTACATGGATGATATGCGTATTACCAAAGGCTATGCGCGGTATACAGCCACATTTACAGCCCCAACCGCAGCCTTCCCTCTCCAATAGGTGACTTATGTTTTCTAAAAACGGTTCTATTCCTAAGACAGAGACAGATGGCACAGATGGCTGGATTGAAGTACCTGATGCTCCTGAATGCCCTGAAGGTAAAGAGGTAGTGTGGTGGTATCCACCGGGTTGGGTTATTCGTGATCCTAAGCCAGAGGGTAATTGGTCGTGGAGTCAATCGCAGGAGCAATGGGTTGAGTACGTATTGCCAGAAGTTTCCGATATATCTGTTTTAGAATCTTTGCAAATTAGTACAATTACATCGTCTGATTTTGGGGCGTTAACGTCAGAGCAAATTAGCGGACTGTAATGGCTAACAATTATGTCGATTTTGATTACTGGATTCAGGGCTACGGTGAAGATGACCTAAGCTCTCCTGATCTATACGTTGTCGCTGGCTATTGGGATTCTGGCTACTGTGAGAACGAAGGTATTAGTGCGTCCATTATCGGTAATGTTACGGTACTAGCGGCTGGACAAGCAATATACGGCGGTATAGCAAGCATTACAGGTACGGCTACTGTAACGGCTATCGGTGATTCTGCTCCGGCAGTAAGAGCAAGTATTACTGGTTTAGCTACGGTAACGGCTAACGCTACATTTGTAACTGTTGGAGCTGCTTCTATTAATGGTACAGCTACAGTTAATGCAAATGGTAGCTCTGAGTTTGGTGGTGGTGCTGCTATTACAGCCAATGCAAATGTGGGTGCTATTGGTGATGTTATTGGTTATCAATGGACTGTAGTAACTCCAGAATCAACTACTTGGGCTAAACAGTAATGGCAAAGCAAAAGATTATTTTTGGTGAGTGGTTGCCAGATCAGCCGGGTGTTACTGGTGCTGTAACTGATGCCTATAATTGTTATCCAGTTACTAATGGCTATGCTCCGTTGCGTGAGGCTGTAGATTACTCATCTAATGCAGGTCAGAACTTATTAGTCGCATTTGCGGGTAAGTTTTCTGGTGCATCTACGCTATTTGCTGCTGGTGCTACACAGATTTACAAGTTTAATCCTAGTAATACTGGCTTAGATGCCTTAACCACTACTGGTTATTCTACTGTTGAGTCATGGGATATTACTCAGTTTGGCTCTAAGATGATTCTAGCCAATGGTGCAGACCAGTTACAGGCTTATGATCTAGGATCATCGACTTACTTTGCTGACTTGGCTGCTGCTGCTCCTGCTGCTAAATTTGTAACTGTAGTTCGAGACTTTGTTGTAGCGGCTAATGTGGGTGGTGAGGAAAATAAGGTCTACTGGTCTGATATTAATGACGAGACTGATTGGACTCCCGGCGCTGCTTCTCAGTCTGACTCACAAATAGTACCTGATGGCGGTGATATTACAGGTTTAGCAGGTGGTGAATACGGTCTAATCTTCTTAGAACGTGCTATTTATCGTATGTCGTATGCAGGTAGTCCGTTTTTCTTCCAATTTGACGCTATTTCTAGGACGCTAGGCTGTATGTCTAACGGTTCTATCGCTCAGTTTGGGAATTTAACGTACTTTCTAGCTGATGATGGCTTTTATGTCTGCGATGGTAAGTCAGTTAAGAATATCGGACTAGAAAAGGTTAATCGTTGGTTCTTTGATAATGTCAGTTTGAGCGAAATTCAGACTGGTATGAGTGCGACTATTGATCCAGTACGTAAGTTAGTTATCTGGAACTTTAAGAATAACTTCGGTCGCAGATTCTTGCTGTATTACTCTATTGATCTGAATAAGTGGTCGTATGGTTTAACAGACGTTAACTTCTTAGCGTATGGACTGACACCTAGTGCCACACTTGAACAGTTAGATATTTACTATTTTGATAGTACAAACCAGAAAACTGGTACGTATACACAAAGTAGCACTACCGTTACTGTTACCGTTACGGATCATGGGTTAGAGACTGGTGCTTATGTATCTTTTGATGCAACGTCTGGTGCTGGAGTAGATGGAACCTTCCCAATAACAAGAACTAGCGCGAATGTATTTACATTTACGGCGGCAACTGGTGCGACTATTACTACGTCAAATTGCACAATAACCTTGCCTAGTCTTGATAACGCAGCAGAGCAGATACCGTTAGATTCACGTACTTGGGCTGGTGGTCAGCTTATATTCGTTGGTGTTAGAAATCAGAGGATTGTAGTTTTCTCTGGTGCATTGCAAGCGGCATACATTACTTCTGGAGACATTGACATTGGACGTTCTATTATCACATTGGCAAAACCTATTATCGATAATGGAATCGCGTCAGTCTCAGTTGCCAGTAGAAAACTATTGTCAGATAGCGTCGAATTCGGAACAACAGCTACACCAGACTCAGACAACCGAGTGCCATTGAGAGCTAACGGTAATTACCATCGTATTAAGGTAACTCCGACTAATGCCAATTGGGAAACTATTGTCGGATGTGAGATTGAAATTACTCAGCAGGGTAATCGATGACTAGATCAGTACAGTTTCGTACTCTACCTGTATTCGGTGCTGATGAACGTGCTGTTAGTGAGGTTGTTCGTGGCATTATGGACGGTAAGACGAACAATACTGGTACGGTTAGTTTAGCTACTGGTAATGCTACAACGACAACGCTGTATGACGGTCGTATAGGCAAGGAGAGCTTAATTTTCCTAGTTCCTGTATCTGCTGCTGCTTATACTGATTCGATGCCTTATGGAGCGTTTCAGAGCTTTGTAGATCAGTCTGTAACTGCTAATACTGCTACAGCAATGACGTTGGATACTACTGACTACACTAACGGAGTGTATTTATCCAATAGTTCACGGATGAATGTCAGGAATACTGGTATTTATAATCTGCAATGGTCAGGTCAATTTGTTAATACTGATTCACAGTTGCACGATGTTAGCGTTTGGTTAAGAAAGAACGGAACAGACGTTACAGGATCGACAGGCTTTATATCGGTTCCTAATAGTCATGGCGGCGTTAGTGGTCATACTATTGCAGCTTGGAACTATTTCCTAGAGTTAGCGGCTGGTGACTATATCGAGATTTATTGGTCAGCTACTAATGCGGCTATTAGTTTGCAGCATTTTGGAACTCAGACTAGCCCGACTAGACCGAGTACAGCATCACTTATTACGACATTAAATTATATTTCTCCTAACGCTTCAACTAATGTATATGTTAGTAGTCAGACGCAAGGAAGTGCTACCCTGACACATTGGTCTAACAACACGGCAGATAAAACGTATGGTTATATTGTGGTGGGCTAATGGAGTATAGATATATTGCTCCACAGGAACTAAGACAATGGTGGGCTAGTGTAAGAACTGGCTTAGAGAAGATTAAAAGTAGGAGTCCAGAAAACTGGATTATTGAAGATGTATATACAGACTGTTTCAATCAAAAGAGTCTGTTGTTTGTACTGATAGAGAATAACCACTACGCTGGCTTCTTTGTCCTGCAACCACAAGGTGAGACTATGCATCTATGGGCTGCTTATTCGTTAGAAAATAGTTATGATGTTGTCGAAAATGCCTTAAAATACATAAAAGGCATGGCTGCTGAAGCTAAAGTCAAATATATAACATTTTCTAGCCATAGGCGGGGTTGGGCTAAAAGGGCGGCTGATTACGGATTCCGTCCAAAACAATGGATTTGTGAGGTGTAATTATGGGTGGCGGCGGCGGACAACAAAATAGCACGACAACAACGAGCATTGATCCTACGATTGCTCCGTATGTTACTTATGGCTTAGAAGAAGGTAAGCGGCTATATGAGTCTCAGGCTCCTACATTCTTCCCCGGTCAGACTTACGTATCTCCTTCGGCTCAGACTCAGGAAGCCTTGCGTATGGCTCAAGAACGAGCTATGGCAGGTTCTCCGCTTACTCAAGCAGCACAGGCAGAGACATTAGCTACGATTCAAGGACGAGGCGTTAATCCATTCCTAGCGGGTGCTTTAGAGCAGACGAATCGTCTATCTGGTGAGGATTATCTGCGTAACATACGGCAACTTCAATCAGGTGCATCGTCAATGGGGCGTTATGGCTCTGCTGCTCAAGGTCAGCTAACAGGTCAGGCTCAGGATGTTTATGCTCGTGCTCTAGCGGAACGAGGTGGTCAATTAGCGTATCAGAGTGCTGAGGCTGAACGTGCTCGTCAGATGGCGGCTGTTGGTGCGGCTCCTCAGATGGCTGCTCAAGATTATGCTGACATTCAGCGATTACTTAGCGTTGGTGGTGCTAGAGAGGCTCAGAGTGCTGCTGAATTGCAAGATGCAATGAATCGCTTTAACTTTGAGCAGAACTTGCCACAGATGAAACTAAGTCAGTTTGCTAACCTATTCTCTAGCGTTCCGCAGGGTTCCACTACGGTGCAGCAAGCGACACCACAGGGTGGAAAGTAATGGCTGATCCTATTTCAGCAGGCGTAGTTGGTTCTGTACTCATGCCTAGTGCTGGAGTTGCTTTGGCTGCACCTACTATAAGTACAGCCTTAGTAAGTGGTTTAAATGCTGGTGGATCATTTTTTGGTCAGGGCGGGATGCTGTCTCAGGCTGGTCAAGGATTGAATATGCTTAACCAAGTTAATAAAGTATTTGGTGGAAACGATCAATCTATGCAAATGGCTCCACAGGGGCAAATAAGTCGTAGTCAGATTAATCCAATGGACTATATGAGTTTATTGAATCCACAGAATCAGACTGTTATTAGTCAGCAACCTATTTCATTATTGGGGTAATTATGGGCGGTTCATCAAGTCCTTTAAGTATTGGTTCGTTCATTAATGGAATTGGAACTAATCTTGTCTCTGGCGGGAATACAATTAAAGGTGCGTTAATGAACGCTTCTTTAGCTGCTGGATCAGGTAAAGGTGCAAGTGCAATTGATAGTGGCTATGGTTCTGGAGGCGAATCATTATTTGGATTCGACCCAACTTTTAAAAGTGTAGGTAGTGATATTTTTAGCGGTATTAAAGGTGCTAATACATTCATGAACCAGAACCCTGTTTCTACGCAAATGGGTATGCAATTAGCTAAAAGTTTATTGCAAGAGGAACCAATTCAATACGCTCCTTCTGGACAAATTAATAGAGGTCAGGTTCAACCAATGGATTACATGAGCTTACTAAATCCTCAGCAACAGACTGTTATCCGTCCACCACAAATTTCGTTATTGGGGTAATTTATGGCTATCGGCGATTACTTAAGTTACTTAAATCCTACAAATTACAATGTGTTCGGCGTAGAGAATCCTACTTATAGTGGATTACTA